ATGGTTGGGAAGTCGCCTTCTCGAACGTGCTGATTCAATTGCTTAAAATAGATAGCGTCTATTTCCTCATCACTCAGCAGTGATTGAGGTTGTGGATTGGCGCGGCGATTCCATGACCGTTCAATAATATTAATGTAAAAATCTGATCGACTAGTCCCGCAGCCTTCACATGTTATTGTGTAACAGTCGCGATTTGAAACTGGCATAGCACTCTGTTTAATTTCTACCTCAGTCCCGCAGAACGGGCAAGGTAATAGCTTGTATTTGGTCATGGCTTATTCCTCCGAGAATTCTTTGTAAGCGCGGATAATCGCATTGGCGAGAATTTCCTTCTTCGAGACTGTGCACTGCTTCAGCCTCTCATTCTCTTCCTTCAGTTGGTTTCGCTCGGATTGGAGTTGTCCTACAAAGCACTTTTTGCAATATTCACCCTGAAATTCTCCGAAGCCATCGCACATGTCGCAGATGTCGCAGATGGCACTGTCATCCCCAATCTGCGCGCATAGTTGCGTGATGCATTCCTTGACGTCTATTTCTTCTTGCTCTCCCCACCCTTCAGAAACTTCGTCCACAAGACAGAGGACAAGCAGCATAGCCTCATCAAACTTCGCTTGCTGGTAGTCGGTTAGTTTGGTCATTTAGCTTGCTCCAAAATATGAATTGCGTCGGCGCGTGTCTTCGATTCTGTAATGATATTTTTTTCATCAGCGCATTCACGTAAGAATGCTTCAGCACGCTCCAGCCTATCTAGCAGATTATTTACGACCTCGACTGTAAATAATTTCTGCATCGCCTTTTCATGAAACGGCCACGAATCAGTGCGATCATCTGCTTTTTTGGCTGACTTGCGCAATTTTTCTATATCAATCATTTATCTTCCTTCACAATTTTCTCAACTTCGAATTCGAGCATGAACAATTGCTCGGCAGTTTTACGGATAGCGTCGGCTTCGCTTAGATAGGCTAGGTATCTGCGGTATTCCGTGATGATGCGGTTGTGGCTGATTATCAATTTTCACCCCTTAAAACTATTTTGGAATTCCTTCCTTTACCCATTATGTTATAAACAGGATTTTCTCTACTGATAGCATCAGTCTCTGCTCTTAGCGCATCTTCTTTGGAGTCAAATTTTTCAATGGTGATGGTTTTTATTTCGTCATACCAGGAGGAATATCGATGCTGATTATTCCTGTCAAAAACAAATCCCGACATCCCCACATAAAGTAACTTTTCATCTTTATCAAAATGGCGGTAAAGAGCGTATTTCATTTGCTCTCCCTTCTCTTAAAATAAGCGTGCAACGCCTCAATAGTGCTGGTATGCGGTTTGCTGTCTGGCTTACGGATGTTACTTAGCGTTCGTGTTGAAATTTTCGTTTTAAAGGACACCTCTGCATCTTTGGCGGTGTTCTTTAAGTTTTCTCTTACATATTCAAGTTTATCCATCATTGGCTCCTTTTCTTCGACCAATATAGCAAACAGGATTACATAAATCAATACTTATCTGCATGAAAAATATCTTGCAATAGTTCTTGCATTTATATTTTAGCTGATCTATAGTTCTTACATCGCCGCAGAAACAAGCAACGAGTCGAATATCACCATCAGCGTGATTAAAGCGTCTAGGGTTGCGACTGCTGCGATATCACCGAATCAAACCTCCGATGCCTCAAGCCAATTATGGTAGCCGGATAAGGACAGAGATTAAACAGACCGGAGTGGTGACCGGCACCAAGAAGCGCAGAAAATGACCTAGCAGCCGGTTTAAATCCGGCCACCAACAATAAACGCACCAACACAATGGGAATGGAAATGAAAACTCTCACACTCGAAGGCCAAGACGCGGTTTCCACTTGGGTCAGATTCAATCACAAACCGTCGAATTCCTTGCAGCCGTGCGCTTGGATGTCTGACGCAGAACAACGCTTCCTGGATGATGGCGACGCGGCTTATTTGGAAATGGCTGCATCAACGACAAAAAGCGGCCACACCGAAACTTTGAAGCTGCAAGCTGACTGGTTTGAGTAAGGAATAACCATGCAACCCACACAAACACAACATTCGGTGCTGCCTTAGATTGTCTACAATGAGGACGATCCTTTTACGCTGCAGATTGACAATGAATTCGGATTGATCTGATGCAAGACACCAGCACCCGGCGCGCGCTGGAAGTCGCTGAGTGCTTTGCCAATGGCTTTGCTAGCGACTCTGAGTTGGATCACGTGCGCGCCTATGCGAATGGGGCCGGCGAGCCTGATGCGTGGAAGGCTGCCTGGTGCGCTGCTCAATGGAATGCGTTTGGCTCATCGCACGGCGCTACCAGGGCAGTGCAAAAGAAAGAATTGATCCGCATCTGCGCCCAGTGCGAGACAAACCGCAAGCTAATGAAGGTGTCGGCCTATGTTTTCTGCATGGTGCTGGTGACCTGTATGGTGATCAGTACTTTGCTTTACCACTAGTTTTTTCACAGCCCCAAAGGAAAATCATGACAACCTGGATCGAAGACAAAAACGGCAATAAATGCAGCGTTGAATATTTCGGCAGCGAAGAAGCTGCACGGGAGGCACTGGAATCGCTGAATGAGTGCCAGAATTGCATAAACTGCTCCGACTGCTCCGACTGCTTCGGCTGCTCCCGCTGCTTCGGCTGCTCCCGCTGCTCCGACTGCTCCAACTGCTCCAGCTGCTCCAGCTGCTCCCGCTGCTTCTGCTGCTCCCGCTGCTCCGACTGCTCCAGCTGCTCCCGCTGCTCCCGCTGCTCCAGCTGCTCCCGCTGCTCCGACTGCTACCATATCGCCAATCTATGGAATAAAAAAGGCTTGTGCGCTGAACCAGATGCGACTTCTGGAAATCTGGGCGCGCCAGCAATTCCAATAATCGACAATATCCACCAAACCGTTTTAGCTGCTGTCAGCAAGCCTGATGCTCTGAATATGTCTACCTGGCACAGTTGCGAGACAACGCATTGCCGCGCTGGCTGGGTCGTACATTTGGCTGGCGAAGCTGGTAAGGAATTGGAGCGTTTTCACGATACGCCATTAGCTGCACTGCTGATATACCATGCAAGCTCGCCTGATCTTCTAGTTAGTCCTACGCGGTTTTATGAAAGCAATGAAACTGCTATGGCTGATATGCGCCGCTTGGCTGAAGAAGAAGCTTCAAAATGAAACACCTTCGCGCTTACCTAAGCGACCTCAGTGCACGCCGCACAATCAAGCGCGCTATTAAGGTACGCGAGAAGCTGAACCGGCCGCATCAGCTATCTGACGCGATGTTGGGCTTGCCATCGGAAGAAAGTTTTACGCGAACTGTCATAAAACTTTGTGTGATATCAGCGTTGATTATTTTGGCGCTTATTATTGAGAAATATTGAAGCCATGAAAAACTTTCAAAGAAAACCAATCACTGAATTACAGCGTAGGCAAGGAGAAACCGCTAGAGAACAAATCAGGCTTTCTAAGCTTCCTCCAAGTTCGATTGAATTTATTGAACTGACAGAAAAAGAAAAGAAAGAACAAGACAAATATATTAAATTGCATAACTGTCCTTTCTAAACTATATTGCAAAAACAACCCATTTAAAACCAAGTAAAAACCAAGGAAAATCATGTCTATAGCAGCGCTCATCATAGGCGAATCTGGCACAGGAAAATCTACCAGTCTTCGCAATCTCGATCCACAAAATACCCTCCTGATTCAACCAATAAAAAAGCCTTTGCCTTTTAGGTCTTCGCATTGGAAATATTTCAATGCACAAACCTGTAAGGAAGGGAATATTTTTGTCTGCGATGACTCTGCAAAAATAATAAATTTAATGCAAAAAACAAAGCGGAAAATAATCGTGATAGATGACTGGAATTTGACGATGACAAATTCTTTCATGCGCCGCTCAGATGAAAAAGGCTATCAAAAATTTACCGAGATAGGACGCGCTGCTTGGGATTTATTGATGGCTACATCTGGCATGGCTGAAGATGTCCGTGTCTATCTTTTGGGTCATACAGAGGTAAGCGAAAGCGGTCAGACGAAAGCAAAAACAATCGGCAAGATGATAGACCAAGCCTGCCCAGTAGAATCCATGTTGACAATCGTTTTGCAAACAAAGGTCGTCAATCAAAACTATATTTTTGAAACGCAAAACAATGGTAGCAATACATGTAAGTCCCCAATGGGACTTTTTGAAACCGAGCATATTGAAAACGATTTAAAACTCGTTGACGATGCAATCCAAGCCTATTATTTAACCAAGGATTAACCATGTACGAACTCAATACACAATCAGCGCGTGAAGCAGAAAAAATCAGCAATTATTTAACTGATACTGGGAAATATAAAGGCATTTTTACTCGCGCTGAAAAATTAGTCAGCAGCAAGAAAGGTACGCACGGTATCGGCTTTACTTTTAAGAATAACGATAATCGGACTACACGCTTTGATATATGGACGACAGACAAAGAGGGCTCTCAACTTGTTGGCTTCAAAGCTTTGATGGCTATCATGACGTGCTTGCGCCTTAGAAATATCAAGCCATCAAGTGGCAAGGTAGATCGTTGGAATAATGAGACACGCGCAAACGAAATAGTAGATGCAGAAGTATTCGCGGATTTGTTGAATAAACCAATTGGTGTGTTGTTTCGCTCTACTGAATACGAAAAAATGAAGGACGCAGTAAAGACAGGTGAAACAGCTTGGCGTCTTGAATTGTTCCAGGTTTTTGACTCTGCTACTGAAATGGTTGCATCAGAAATTCTTGATAAGAAAACCAAGCCAGAAATGCTACCTGTTTTGCTTGCACAATTAAGCGACCGGCCTTTGAAAAAGAAATCATCACAACAATCGATTCAGCATCAATCAGGACTGTCTGAAATTGATTTAGACGAAGATATCCCTTTCTGATATGGACCTTAGTCAATTCGATACAGAAGTTTTGCTCGCACGCGGGAAATATTCAACCGTGCGAGCGGAGCATGAACGGCTAAAAATTGAATTGCAAAAACTTTGCTCATCAATACAAGGTGACTTGAATGCAGTTCTGAAAGCGGCTACGGGAAACACTCCAGTAGATTGTTCAGAAGGAATAGAAAGCATACGAGAAACTTTGAATTCAATTTTAAGCATAGCAAGCCAATGCGGCGTGCTTGTCCAGCAAAAAGAAGAATTGAAATTAATCGCTTACCCATAATAACAGCAGTACCCACTAAGGAGAAAGTATGAATATCAATGATTTGACAATCGGCCAAGCCAAAGAATTAGCCTCTTTGTTTAGCTCATCACAAACGCAAACAGCTTTGCAGAACCCAATGGTAGGAAAGTACGTCATCGCGCGATGCTATGCGGCCGGCGTGCATGCTGGCGAAGTGGTCAGCGTAGATGGCGAAAACGTCATTCTGAAAAATTCCCGGCGTTTGTGGAGTTGGAAAGCCGCTGATGGAGTCGCGCTTTCGGGTGTAGCCCAAAAAGGGCTGCAACCTGGAAAATCAAAACTCGACGTAATCAATCCTGAAATTTATTTGACTGGCGTTTGTGAGTTGATTCCTGTGGCCAGTGGAATACGTGAGAGCATCCATGATTACAGATAAAGTGTTTCGCTCCGGCTACGGCTCCGGCGACGGCTCCGGCTACGGCGACGGCTCCGGCGACGGCTCCGGCTCCGGCGACGGCTACGGCTCCGGCTACGGCTCCGGCTCTGGCTACGGCTCCGGCTCCGGCGACGGCGACGGCGACGGCGACGGCTCCGGCTCCGGCTACGGCGACGGCGACGGCTACGGCTCCGGCTCCGGCTACGGCTACGGCTACGGCTCCGGCTCCGATTAAAATTAATTTATCAATAGGAGAAGTGAATGTTCCATCTAAACCGCGAAACAGTCGAACTTTCCCACATCAACGTCCGCACCGAATTGCACGGCGATCAAGAAGTGACGGCTTATGATCTGAAATTTTATATCAGCTTGCACAATTCAAAGCTGGAAGAATTCAGCCCAGGCTTGCGCGCATCGCTCTACAAGCCAGATGACCGCCGCAAAGCGGCATGAAGCCGGTCACTCCAGGCTGGGCCAATGCTCCTGAGCCGGCGCAAGGCGGGAAGGCCTACTGGCATCGCGAGAGCGGCCTGTACGCGCTTTTCAATGCCCATCGCTTGGAGATCACTAGGCAAGGATACCGGCCCAGCCTGAGTGATTGCCAACCCGTTTTGGCAGCGTTTCAAATGAAGGATGCCGCAGAGATTCCGACACGTGCAGAGATTTTTCGGAAGTTTGAACGTGCAGCGCCTATAATCTTTTTGCAACAAGTCGATTTATTCAACAACGAAAGGTAAAACATGGATCAAGCTACCATCGACCAGGACAAGGCCAATTTGCAGGAAGCGCAGGCCAACGTCGAACAATGGACAAATAGCGTTCTTGCTATCACAGCCAAACTAGCAGCCGACGAAAAGGAATTCGCCAAAGTCAGCGTAATGCAGGAATTGGAAAACCACGCGCAGACCTTGAGTCAAGAGGCAGCCGATAGTTTCCGCAGCATCATGTCCCGTCTGAGTGCGTTGCTGTGAGCGCGCTGACCATCTTGGCGATCCTGGGAGGCTTTTTCACATTAATGTTTCTCGCCATTTCGCGCAGCAACACTTACCGACCGCGCAATAGGGAAGAGAATTCAGATTAACGTCGTCAGCGAGTGCGCCGCAGCCCTTATGGGCTTCCTTGGACTCTAGCTGCAGGGGTGCGCATAGCAGCAAACCGCATGGCCCACGCTTAGGCGTGCCGGATGGGTCAATTAAGAATGCACGTTCCAATCCGCGCCCAACTGTGGCGCAATGCCCACTTTGACGATTTGGCACTGATTGGCGTCAGACGTAACTTGCGAAATAATGTTATGTGCCAACGCGCTGTGAGTGCCGTCGATTTGCATCGCGATACTGTAATACTCCCCCATATCCTCTTTATTCAGCAGATAGTCATGTCCCATCAAATCATTGCCGGATGTGATGCCCTTAACTGCGGCAATGGTCTGCTCATACATTTGCCCAGGCGTGCATGCGCCAGTATCTAACCTGTTCAAGAAGAACGCAAACCCAGCAGCATCAGGATCACGATTGAGCACTGAGCGATACATCTGCGTGACGATCTGCGCATGGCTCATGCCGCCGTAGATAGCTTGGCCTTCGGAAGAGTTAAACATGCTGTCGTAAATCTGATCAAGATTGACCGTTGCATTGTCCAACAAACTGGAAAAAAAGTTCATGCCGGCCGCTTCTGGCGCGCGTTGCAAGATCGTCGTATAGGCGTCAGACACTTGAGCTTTAGAAGCTGTGTATTTCTGGTCAACACCTTCAAAGCCACTGATTGCATACAATTCCCACACATTAGGCTGTCCATTGATAGGACTAAAATCTCCAGGGAATTCAGCCAAAGGAATCACTTCTAATCCGTTGTCGCCATAACCTGTCCCCCATGAATTTTGAATGATGAGAGAACCAAGTGGGTTTTGTGGAGAAGCATCCAAATGTGCATCATAGCCTACAATTGTCGTGCAATGGCCTCCAAGTAATCCAGCACCATTAGGATCAACTGGAACGTGCAATGTATTCAATGCTCCATGCTCATAGGTTAGCCAAGTCTTGGCATTGAAATCCATCTGCACCGGCTTGCCCTGCTTCAATTCCCCGACAATCCAATTCAGCATTACATAATTTTGCTGAGCCGGTGCCAACAAGTCGGCGTCGTAGCTGGTTATCGTATGCTTCAGCGCTTCCTGATAGACGGCATCCGGCGCCTTTGTCAGTGCATTGGTGTCGTTATAGGACCACATGGATTCCGGCGCGACGCCTTTCGTCTCTAAATCAGCCAGGACTTCCGAGGTAACTGTCCCATAGGGTATGGAATGGTGAGAAATGTCCTCTTGCCCATTCCAATACACGAAATCCCTGGAGCCGTTAAATGCCTGTTTGCCTTGTTCGCGCTCGATCAAATTAATCGATGCCATCATGGCATTAGGCACGCAAGCGCCTTGGTCGGCTTGATCGTAGACCTGTCCCATGAATTGGGTCAGATAGATGCTAGTCGGTGCAGTACTCATTATGGACTCCAGCGCTTCACAGCGTTAAGAGAAATCGGCGTCAGTCGAGTCGTTCTGCTTTCAAAATCGCCTGACAAGAGGAAAGCTGTTCCACTACTTCGTCGGCTTGCTCTCCGATGTGCAACAAAAATTGCGCATCTGCGTCAGAAAGTTGGCTTGTCGCTCCCGCATCACTGCTGCTGGCACTGGCGGCAGTTGCGCTGGCTGGAATACCGGCGCAGACGGCGGCACGGTTGTTGCGCACGCGGATAGCATCAGCACGCATGCCGGCAATAAGCTTTTCATATTCGTCTTTGACATTTTGGATTGCCTCCTGGCGGCGTTGATCGGCTTCGGCGATGTCTTGCGCGTGTTTCTGTTCTTTGACGCGCTCGGCAGCGTTTGCCGCCTCTAGCGCCTGTTGATCTTGCAGTAGATGCTTATCGAATGTCGCTTGCACCTCAGCGCTGCCTTCCGCAAAGCCTTTATGGTGCAGATAGGTGCCAGTCAGGCCCAATACAATCAGCAGAGCTGCATAGGGCGCTACGCGCAGCAAGAAGGTTAGAGGCATCCTAGTACCTGCTTTGCCTTGGCATACAGCGCAAGCCTATCCTCTTGTCCGTTCAAGCCGCCATTGATACGACGTGTGATGCGCTCAAAATCCTGCACGTCGGCCAACTGATTGAGGCCACGCGTCTTCCAATACCAGCCTGCAGAACGGCAGGCATTTTCAGGCTGCTCCAGAATCTCAGGATGGTCCAAGCAGTCGATATTCAATGCCAGGCACAGATCGGCGTAATTGGTGCGTCCGGTAATTTGGATCAGGCCTCGCCCCTTAAACAGGACGCCGTCGCCTGGGACGTTATTCCCCAAGTCCGCGCGCCCTTCGTAGGCGTCGCCGCTCGCGGTTTCCTTCACATAGCGGAATTGTCCCGATTCATGGCCGATCTGGGCGACGAACGCCGCCTGGCGCAAGGGCGTCGTGATGTCGAATTCTGCCATCGTCGCATTGAGTGGATCGACAAACTTTGCCGCTCGCTCAAACGCGTACGGCATGATTTCAACCAGTTCATCATTCGTCATGATCATTTCCCCTATCGGCAGAACGGCGTTTCAATGCAGCCCCTTTGTCGGGGGCGATGGGCTGAGGCACCAGGCGCGCGAGGGCTATCACAATCGCAGCCCATCCATACCATCCATGTGGCAAATACTGTTGCAAGACGGGGGAAATAGGTTCACAGGCGGCCACCATCGCTACCAGCAGCGCTAGCTTGACGGTCAGATAACGGTAGGCACAACGCCACTCAGCGATTATTTTCATGCTTCCCCTCCGTGTGGTTCCTGAGTTCCAGCTCGGCCTTTTTCATTTCCAGCCAACGCGTGCGCATCAAGATCAAGCCCACCATCAGGCCCAGGCACATCGAGGCCAGCGTCAGCCAGCTTTGCAATTGCGCGATCAAGGTCAGTTGCCCCACCGCCGCCGTGGTCAGCGGCACCGCTATTGCCGTGCGAGGATGTTCGGCAATCGACTTGAGCAGCGTATTGTCTTCGACGGGCATTAAGTTGCCTCTTTAACAGTCGGGTACGTGCGACGAATAAGAGCGTCAAAAACCAGATCAAGCCTGAAACAATTTCCAGGAAGGTTGTCATCGTGTCTAACCATCAATAGGCGTGTCCATTCAAGCACCTTCAGGCCGACAAGTGCCGCGTTGTATGCAGCAGGGGGAAAATACAGCATGTAAATCACGAAACCAAAACCGTGAATCGCCACGGCGCAGAAATTTATTTTTTGCAGGTCTCTTATCACGGCATTATTGCCAAGCAGGGGCAACGCGCATACCATGAAGCAGTCGAAGGTGCCCACCTCGAAATAATACGCGGGGAAGACCTTCGGCGTGCAGAAATAGGAATACAGAGCGGCACTCCACAGAATGAAGAGTGCCGCAGCGAGCCTGGTTAGCCAGGAAGTCATTTTTTCTTGGGGCCTGGTTTCTTGGCAGGAGCAGTAGGAGGGGGACGCTGGCCGCCGCCGTCGCCGGTTACATGCAATTCATTCATGGTAGTTTCCTATTCGTTTGAGTATCGGCAATTGCCGCCTTGATTTTAAGACATTTTACGAAAAGTTCAACACTTATATGCCCATCCTTGCCTATTTCCTCACAGCTTTTAGCCGCGCCTTCCTGCAGGCCTACTTAGCGACTCGTGAGCAAGCCTACGGCCGCTGCCGGCGCGCGCGTCCATACTGGCGACAGGTTTTGAAATCCTGGGGCCGCATTGCGCTGTATCGCATCTTGAAGTAACTGCGCGAAGTAATCAGGGTTCAGCATAGCTTTTTGCATTTCATCGCTCATGCGCTGGCCGGCAAACTGGCCTAGCTTATTCACGCCCATCACACCTCCGGCCGCGCCCATCGGTCCACCCGTCATATAGCCGCCGACGCCGCCCAATATCTGGCCTAAGGTCGATTTCCCTGCCATACCAGGGCCATAGATTTGCTTGGCGAGCCAATTCGGGGCCTGCAGATTGAAGGCGGTATCAGAGCCCGAGCCAGCGCGCACCGAATTAGAGACCGTCTCACGCTGCAAATCGGCCTGGATCGCATCCAAGGTCTTTTGCGCTTCCGGGTCGATGCCATAGGTCGCATCCTTGAGTGCCTTCGCATACTGGCTGCGGAATTGCGACAAAGCCGGGGCCACGTCGCCGGCCGCATTCATGGTGCCACCTGCCAGCGCATTGTAGAGTTGCTGGCCGGCTTGCATGGTATTCACCGGCACGCTGCCTTCTGCATAGGCTTTATTGGCGGCGGCATATTGTGGCGAGTTTTTCTCTATCCATGCCTGCAAAGCATCTTGTGTGCCAGATAGTGCATTCGCTTCATGCGAGCCGATGCCCTGTGTGCGCCCGGACGATTGCAAGTCATCCAAGCCCATTTTCAGGTATTGCAGCAGGTTGCCGCTGATGGTGGGCGCTTGTCCGCTCTGCGCCGCCTGGGTCACGATGGGCTTTCCTTGCGCATCCAGAATCGCGGAAGTCGCCGTCGCGCTGCCTTTCGTGCCGGCAATCGGCGCCACGGCATCGCCACGCTCTGCGGCAATCTTCATGCCGCGCTGAATTGCTGACTGTGCCGAGGGACGATCCAATATCTCTTGCAAGGCATCATCCACCGGCAACGTAGCGTTCTTTGCCGCGTCATAGAGAGGAGAGGCTGCTGCATTGCGTGCCGCAATGGCTGCCTGCAAGGCTTCTGGGGTCTGCGCAATGCCCTGCAATGCCTGCAGCCGAGCCTGGTTGTTGCCGATCGCGCGATTGAGGAAGTCGGGCAGATAGGTCGGGTTATTTTTCAGGGTCTTTTCTGCCATCACCAATTGCGGCACGCCAGCCACTTGCGCCGTGGTCGGCTGCGATCCTGGCACCAGTTGCTGGACAGAGCGCAGACGATTGAGCAAGTCTTGCGGACTCACGGATGTTGCTCCTTGCTGCGCCAGATTGTCCATATTTTCCAGTACGGAATTGCCCACCGCCGATCTGGGCGCCACGATGGGCCGTACTGCATTCAACAAGCCACCCGCGGTCTTACCGACCGCGCTCCCAATCACAGGCGCGACGCCGCCGAGGCCGACACCGATGCCGAGTTGCTTGAGCTTATCGGCATTGAATTGCGCATTAGGTAGTGCATCATCTGCCGGGGTCAATGCGCCCATCGCCGCGCCTATGCCCATGCCTTGCAGCGCTTTCGCGGCCATCAACGGGGCGCCGGTGAAGCTTACGCCGGCAAAGCTGGTCGGAACTTTCGCCGCGAGCAGTGGCGCCGTACTGAGCGCGTTCCCGGCGAAGCTGCCCCAATCGAAGCCGGGAGGAGTCACCTTCCCCTGCGCGATGTCGGACGGCTTTTGCGCGGTAGTCGCTTGCCGGGTCGTCTGATAGGCTTGCTCGGAGCTATTCGACAGGTTCTTGAAGTCGGCCAAGTCCTTATCGCTGACGACGCCGGCCTGGTTTCCGAGATTGGCGATCAGTTGCGTGACCGCATGCGGGGTTTGCAGGAAGCCATGCAGCAAGCCGCCGACATAGGGCACTTGCTGAGAATTGGTCTTCATGTCCTGGTAAGCCGCCCCGAGACGCCCCATCAGGGAATTGTCGGGCGTGACCGCTCCCGGGACGCCTACCGCACCATATTTCGCGGCCAGTGCGTCCAGATCAGGTTGCCCCGTGGTAGCGCCATACTTGGCGGCGAGCGCGTCATAATCCGGCATTATTTAATCCCCGCTTCCAGCTTGAAATTCATCATGGATTTTTGATCCGGGAAAGAATAGACCTTGCCGCCAGGCGCCGTCACGGAATATTGCGTCGCCGCCGCAGCAGGAGGCGCGCTTTGCGTCCCCTTGGCTTGCCCCGTGACCATCTGCGGATTCACATAGCCCTTGGCAATGGCCTGATGCGCCCATTGATTATCGAACGCTGATACGTCCTTGGGCGTCGTGGGGTCCGTCACATATTTAACGTAATTGTCTTGCTGGTCCAGCAATTGGTTATGCAAACCCGTCTGGAAATTGAAAATCTTCTCGATTGCGCGTGGGTCAGTGTCCAAGTTGGGATTATTTTTGATGAAAAGCTGCATCGCGACGCGGTTACCCGGCGAGCCCTTGCCGTCATCGCTGGCGAGCGATTGGCGCATGGTTTGCAAGGCTTCTTGCGCGGCATATTTCTGGAATACTTGCGCCCCGTTCAAGCTGCCACCAGCGACTTGGTCCACGATGCTTTGAGGTGCGCCAAGTCCCTGGAGCGCCTTTGCCACATCGACCCGCGTATCCATGCCGCCCCCGGCCTGGAAGGTTTGCAGCGCCTGGCGAGATTGGTCTATGCGCTTCAGCAATTCTTGCGATTCGGCGACTTGACTGCTCAAGGCAGCACCCTTGGCGGCCAGGTTCTTGCCGGCGTCGCTGGCATAGGCAGTTTGCGGGGCGAATCGCAGATCAACGGCCTTTTGTGCCTCTGCGGCCGCTTCCGGGGTTTGCAAGCCAAAGCCTGGCGCCCCGTTATCTGCGCTGGATGTTGCCGAAGTCGGCGCTGCCTGCGACGGTGCTCCATTCGTGCCACTCAATGCCGCCGTGAAGGCGCGCCCATAGGCATCCTTGCTGCTTTGCGGCAGCGCGCTGTTGCCGAGTTGGGTTTGGATTGCGGCAACGAAAGAATTGCGTAGTTCAGGATCAGTGATGGTCTTGCCCATATCGACGCGCGCCTGCAGCCATTGCGGCAAGACCTGCGCGGGTTGGGGTGCGCTTTGCTCTGGCGCGCCGCCCGTCATCTGCAACGCCTGCGCCTTGGTCATCTGGCGTGGCCCTCCTGGAAGATTGACCGTCACCAGATCATTTGCATTGGCAATGCCCTGGTCGGCCTGCTTATACGCCTTGTAGGTATCCACGGCGCCAGCGGGTGCCGATACCACAGGATTGCCGTTGGCGTCGCGCGTGATGGCCGAGGCTTGGCCGCTGGCCGAGATATTGACGCCCTTGGCGTCGTTTTCGCGCATCTTGGCCGCGCGTACCTGGTCCAGAGGAATGCCGAGCGCCTGGGCAACCTTGACCTCTTCCGGCACGGCATTGCCTGCAACGATGGCTTTTCCAAGTTCAGACATGCCGGGCAGTCCTGCAATCACGCCACCAGCAATCGCATTGCGATTCAAGCCTAGAATGCCAGGTTGCGCCGCTGGCACGGAAGACGGCGCGGATTGAACTCCTGGGCTTGGCATGGGCATTGCGCCCCCGCCCGTCATTGGGATTTGCCCAGGTGTTCCAGCCATGACGGGCGCCGGGGATGTGGCGCTCTCGCTACCCTGCTGGCCGCCCATTGCGTTTTGCAGGATGCCATTGGCAAAGGCTTGCGTCTTCATTTGCTGTTGGAATTGCGCCGCCTGCATCATGAGCTGCATTTGCTCGCGCTGCCGGTCTTGCCATTCCTTTTTGGCGGCTTGCATATTGCCGATGCCAGCACCAAGTGCAGGACCGCCCCGGCCTGAGAGCAAGCCTTGCGCCAGACCGAGGGTCTGCGCCGACTGCAGGCTGTCCGGGTCTTGGTCGTACATATCAAGCAGTCCCATGTTGTCCCCTTAAACTCCGTAAGCGCCGCGTATTGAACCCATGCCAATTGGCGTGCGAACTGGTTGCGCAGGCGCAGGCGAGCCGCCAAAGCCGAGATTATTATAAAGCTGGGTTCCAGCCAATGCGCCGCCGATAGCGCCGGTTAAACCGCCGCCCTGGCTATTGGTCTGATTGGTTGAACCGCCCAACCCGGTGTATTGGTTCACGTTATTGCTGAAATTGCCCAATTGGTTCCAGGGTTGCTGATTTTGCTGGTTGCCGATATTGGTCAAATTCTGGCCTATTCCTTGGCTTCCATTCGCACCGGCGCCAAACAAATTGGCGCCCGTCTGCAAGGACTGGAGGTCCAAGCCGCGATTCGACGTATAGAAATTCTGATTTGCATTCAGATAGCCTAGACCTAAGTTGGCGTCATTCATGGCCTTTTGTGCCGCCAAGCTGGTTGCGAGGTTAGCGGCCGTCGCGTCCTGCCCGGATAATTGCCCTGTCATTTGCGCTTGCAACTGGTTCGCCTGGCTTTGCTGGCCACCGTATAAATTAGCGAGCGAGTCGCCCAAATATTTATTGCTTTGGCCTATCGCTAGACCTTGTGCGATGCCCTGGCGCGAGCCGCCATAACCACCAGCCATCATGGCATCACTACCTATGCCAGGCAAAACATTCTGCGTAAGATTGTCGTTGACCGTATTTTTGATGCCGGTCGCCATCTGATCGAGGTAAGGATTGTTGACCTTGCCTGATAAAATTTGCTGCATCGCAGCGCTATAGTCCGCCATGTCATCAGCTCCTTAATAAGCCTGCAAATTGTGCTGGCGTCTGCAATAACTGCGTCTGCCCTGTGGTGAAGGGATTGGCGGCGACGCCGCGATTTAACAAGCCTTGTCCCTGCGACATCATATTCGCATATCCAGCTTTTAGTGCCGGATTATTCAAGGCGTCAATCTGGCTTTGCCATCCCTGCCGCATCAGGTCGTTTGTGCCGGAAGGGTTCGCGTTATACAGATTGGCAGCATTTTGCAGCACGCCGCCCTGGCCGTAAATATAGGGAGCGATGCGCGGGTCAACTTGCTTGGTAAGGTTCTGCATCTGCTGGTTCGGCTGACTGCCGATAAAGCTGCCGAGCAGCGTTGTGCCTAATTTCCCAAGAGGACTTCCCAATACGCCATTCAGGGTATCCAAGTAGCTTGCGCCGGTTGACCCCGCGCCGCCTATCTGCGCGCCTGTCAAGGTTGGCGCACCACCGGCTATTTCTCCAGAAATATCGGCAGGAATAGATGCCGCTCCTGAACCTATGGGGCCTGCGCCGCTCATGCCGGCCGCTGGTAAGGTACTCAACCCCGTCGCTGCAGAAGCGCCGCCTCCTAATGAGGAAAGCCCACCTCCAGCAGCGCCTATTTCTGCTGCAGTAGGAAGGGCTGCGGTGCCTGCTCCCGTGCCAGCGACTTCTCCCGCGCTGAGGGCTGGCATGCTGGTGCCACCGAAGGCCGATGTCGCGCCTGCGCCTCCTGAGCCCCCACCAGCGCCACCGGCCACTGCGGAAGTGCCGTCCGCTGCACCGCCGAGAAAGCCCAAGGCATTCGCGCCCACCGCTCCCGTCCCTGCCATCACCATCAAAGGGATCATCTTGTCTAGGAAGGAATCGCCCTGGTTGTAATAGGTCGGCGTCACGCTGCCATTGGCACCCGCGCGCATCGCGACGCGGTGCGATGAGCCGCCAGGGTCAGGCGCATCGAAGATCAATCCTTGGCCTGGCGCAGCCGTGATGCCTGCTTTGCCTGGAATGCCGAGGCTGGATAGGTCGATGGTCGCATTGTTCTTGTTGATCATCGGATCATTCCATGCGCCGGGCTCGGAAGGACGTTGCCATCCTGCCGCAATGGAAGGGTCTTGTTTCTGCGCGAGCGCCAGCAATTGCGAGTAATTGAGTTTGGACCAGTCGAAAGCCATGATTTACTCCTTATCCGAGAAGGTGCCAAGCACCGGTATAGTATCCATAAATTCCCTTTCCGCTTCCCAGATTCAGATTTGTGCCATCGCAACCTATGATGTCTCCCTCACGTGGCTTGCTCGGAGCCACATTCACAAACTCGCAATGGCCTTTAGCCAGTATCGCGACGCATCCCGCAATCCGGTTGAACTCATTGCGCAGATAGCGCTGCAATTCTGCTGGATCGGTCGGCACCTCGGCTGGCACATAAAACGGCGTGTTGATCGTCGTCGTTCTCACCATACCCCCGAAGGCTCAAGTTCCACATCCATACTGTCAAGGCGCCATTGATAGGCGGTTCCTGACTCTATTCTGATCGCGATATAGCGCCCATCGACCAATACATCACTGCGTACCGTCGTTCCTATGGTGTGCACGACAGCCGGCGCATAGGTAGGCGTGTCGTAGGCATTCGGTGCGCTGCCCACTTTGATATTCACGGTTTGCCCTGTCACGCCTTGAATACGCGGACGAATTCCCTTGACGAGTTTTCTTCCCTCTGGAGCACCGAAAGATAAGCCTATGCGCTCTAGGAAGGATGCTGGCTGCACGCCGTTGAATGTCGATCCAGAATCCAGAAGGTAGAGCTTCATATCCTGGCTTGCCATCAGCACGCGCGCAATGCTTGGCACGAGTTCACCGGACGACCAAAGCGTAATATCCGAATCCCAAGGTGCACTATCTGAATCCCATGTCGTGCTCAGCGACGCATCAACAGCGCCATAAGCAGCATGGTTCAAGTTAGGCAGATCACGGAACGATACCGTTTTGTCTTTGTAATTCCATACCAGTGCTTTATCACAGACTGAGGACCCGCTCTGCGGATAACACAAAAATACCTCGTTGAAGAAGATATTTTTGAACATGAAGCAAAGGCCAATATTTGTCGAGTCTATTGTATCAAACAAATACCTTCTGGTTTGCTTGTCGAGAATGGAATCACTATTTTGTCCGTCATGCACGATAACGTCAGAGCCAGTCAAAACAACATGTATGCCATCTGCCTCCACGATGCAGTTTTTATTGAGCGCGCCAGATGTGCCAAGTACTTTTTGGAAGCGGAAAACGAACGGCCCACCGATATAATCCATGCGCCAGATACTGGATTCCTTGTAAATCATAAAGGAGTCGCGCAATTGGAGTCCATCAATAATGATGTCTCCACCTTCTGCCAAGTCGAGCTCGCCAGCGTCCTTTGTTGCATCGGTCTGATCCCAGGAAGAAGGCAGCGACCCTGGATCGGCAGGATGTGACCATTTCACCATGAAGGGGTAATTAGTACCGCTCTTGGTTACATTCAGTGCTACCAAATAATTCTTGAAGGCACGCAGGGATTTGCAATAGGTCGATGCCGGCCAGTTCACCAAGTCGATGAATTTGTGCGCCGTGTTCAAATCCCAACTCATCGGAATTGAAGTCGTGTCTCCCGTATTCATAATCGGAACGCCGGATAGCAGTGTACTGGTCCACTGATTCACTATCCCTGCGCGCGGCGTCGCATGGGTAATGTCAGTGCTTGTTACAACGCCGCCAGATATCGTCACGGTAAAGCATTTTGTCGCCGTGGCATAGACCCAGTACCGCACACCAGCTATCGTGCAAGCAAGGATATGCTGAGGAACGGCCGTCGGGCTATTGTAGACCTCGATATGTCCGTAAAATTGACGCGCCATGCCATCAAGGAATCGGATGTTGTTCGCATCCGTCCACGCTGCATCTGGTAATTCATGGCTCGATAAATCCTTGTTGACGCCTATCGACCCCGAATTAGGAATAGGAACAAGAGTCATGGAATCGCGCTAAGATGACTTGCGGAAACAAATAAAGAATCGGTCTGTGCACTTGACATGCCAAGCGCGGCAGCCGCCGCTAAAACCATAGGATTCGTGCGGTTGAAATTTATTGACTGATTAAATGCAATCTGGACCGGTGCCGATTGCGAATTCACATAAGTCATCAGATCAGTGTATCGACCGGCATTATTCAGCGCCATCAATAGCTGATAAGCCGTCACGGATTGCGGTGTCACTGGGCCTGTATCAGCATTGAAACCGGCCACATAGGTGCCACAAGGAAGTTGCACGATTTGCGATGCACCGGACGCCGAAGCTTGCGCCAATGTTGCTTCAGAAAATGGCATAGCCTCTGCCGTACCCCATACGCCGCTCATAGGTTCACCTGTTTTACGTTTGCGGGAGCGCCTGCGCCTCCCGTCCCGCCAGAAAACGCGCTACCTGCGGTTCCTGCAATAGCCGTCACAGCAGAAAAAGTACCGGCAGAAAGATTGTAAATATTGACTGTGCCAGTTCCTCCAGAACCACCACCGCCGCCGCCCACATTTCCACCGCCACTACTATTCCCACCAGTTCCACCAGAGCCGCCGCTCACGTCAATGGCATTTACAATTGTCGATCCTGTAGTCGTTCCAAAAACAATTACTAGCCATCCACCGCCACCGCCGCTACCGCCTCCATTGCCACCGCCGGCCACACCGATACCATATCCATTCCCGGCATTGCCGCCTTTTACCTGGATAATTCCGGCTGTTACATTTGATCCTCTGGCGATGATATTTGCGATTATTACTATAACGCCACCACCAGAACCACCGCCGCCGCCGCCTGCACCAGCACTGAGAGCATCAGCACCTCCACCCCCACCGCTGGCGCCCCCAAGAGGAAGAAATACCGCTGTGCCTTGAATTTGCGTGCCAGCGGGGAACCCAGGAAAACTAGTTCCTTTAAAGCTGACAGAAGCAGCAGCTCCGGGAAGATATGTATTCCCTGCTCCTGTTCCTCCAATGATAGTTGCGCCGCCGTTATTTCCTGCGACGCCAGGCGACGCTGATCCACTTGCCCCGCCGGCCCCCCCGGCTGGAGACCCTCCTAGATTTGCCGATGTTAGAATTGCGCCGCCGGTTCCTGGGCCATTGACGACACCGTTCCCCCCGGTACTTCCGTTCCAGAAAATTGCCCCTGCTGGAGCAGCACTGATATCCAAGGTTCCAGCGACATGAATCCTATAACCGTTCGTCTTCAGTGCCGCGCCGGCCGTCAAAGTTAAGTTGTTATAGAACATGTCACGTGACAAAGTGACCGCACCATTGACCGTTACATTGCCGTCTGAGCCGTCGCCCCATAATAGCGGCGAAACTGCGACTTTGGGATTCAACAGTTCCCAGCGTGTATTCGCTAGGTTGTATTCCAAGATTGCCACGAAGCCTGCGCCCGGAATACTGCCTGGTGCAAGTGGTTGTCCTCCGTTCATAGTGATAGTATGCGCTGTCAGTCCATTTGGAGAAAATGTCGGCGTGGTCGTCGCATTCGCCGCTGTGCATACCACCATGCATTTACGCAGATCAGATAAAGTAATCGCTGGCGAATAGTTGGCCGTGATGGCGTCTGCCGTGCCTCCCGCTCCAATACAGGGAATAGGATCAACACCGCCAAAAGGCAATGCATCAGCATACGATTTAATGACCACATCTGTCGGATTGACGGGACCAGGAGCGCGCAGCCATGTGGCACCCGTAAAATCATGCTGCCCTGTCCAAACCTGACCAGCGATAGTTCCAAATGTCGGGATCAAATTCAACTGCGCGTGAGTCATCGTGACAGCCCCAGTCACATTTGGGAAGGTTGTCTTTATCGTCGATTTTATCAGGCGCAAATGATCGTCGCCTTGGCTCTTAGGATCAGTGCCAAGAGGATTTGTCGCAACGAGGTCTGATATGTAGGTGCCTGACTCTAAACCCATGATTTATTCCCTTTATCGCGCGCGTACACGCATGCTACTGCCAGAATACCAGTCGATAGAATTTATCGCTGCAATTGCTTCAGAATACATTTGCTTGAAGAGAGGCAAGCGCGCGTCATTCTGAATGAATGGCTGCGCTGCGCACAAGGCTGCCCACAAATAGGCATTCGGAAAATTTGTGATCACCCAATTTGTCGTATTTGTCGACGTGAGAGATGGAACCCTTTGCCGGCAAGTGAGCTCCAGCGTGTAATTGGTGTCCGGCGTCGCGGCAAGCTGTATCTGCGATCCAATCACCGTGAATACAGTAGGCTTGCCGACGATGCTCAGGCTCGGGTAATCGGTCGACAATTGGTCCGGCGTTTCGTAGCGCAACACGTAAATAGGGTCCGTGACCAAGATAAGACGTTTCATCTCCAGCATATCGCTAGGGAGCGTGACATATGCATTGCCGGCTGTCGCTGTCAAATTCGTCCTGATATCCATCGGACGCGCATCCAAATCGGCTGACAACGTTCCCTCAGCAATACCGATGAAATCCGGTATCATCGCGGTCAAATCAGCTCTGTGCAGCCAATTTGCCAGCGAAGTTTGCAGGGACGCATAGTCAACGATAGAGGTCATACGCGGCCTTTCCAGACACGGAAGCCTGCCAATGCAGGATCAGCCAGCATGCGGCGCACGTGATCTTTGTTTTGGATAAACTCGGCAAACTCGATATGATGGTCATTGCAGTATTTTTCCACGATCACCATGGGGAAATCGGCAGCATGCCGCATCTCGCTAGAGCCATGATGACCGCCGTTGTGCAACGCGGTAGCACGCTCAAGAATAGGCGTGCAGTCCTGTATGCGCTCAAACGTCACGGACCCATCATGCACATGAAGTCGAGTTTCGACAGACATTACAGATTCTCCAATGGCGAGCATTGCACCACGCCGGCCGCAGAAACTTGAATCGCTGATATGGTATCTTCGCCATTCACCGCCAAAATAACCGCGTCGCCTGGCTGCACTTGTAGGTCTGTAGTCAACGCGGTAGATGCGCCTTTGGTGAGCCGCACACATGCCGCAGCAGAGGCCGCCACACGCACATAGTTGGGAGGGATGCCGCTTTGCGTGGTCGGTAATGTCGCGGAGGCAGAGGCGCCACTCGTAGTAATGGTGACACCTGTTTTAACGACCTTGAGGTATGAACCGCTTTCCATTGTTTCTCCAGTGCCTCACGGCATTAAGAAAAAGCGGGATGGCTCCCGCTCTTATTACGCCAGGTAGTAGTGAATGTAGACGTTTCCAACAAGGCCGGCCGTCGTGGCCGATCCAGTGCCAGTGACAAACTGACTGGTCGTCATCTTCTGCACAAACTTACCATTGGTAGAGTTATCCACATGGTTATCCACCACCTTTGCCGTGCTTGCCAGTGCATAGGTGTCAATCAGGTTCGCGCTTGAGGTGGTGCCGTTGGCTGCCACGCCAAACGAACCATTGGCCGCGCCAGTGGAAGCGGTCGTGATGTCGATCTGGAAACGCTCAATGATGATGGAGCCTTGCTCTGGATTGGCCCAAGAGAACAGTGCACCGCCAGTTGTAGCTGCGACGCCGGTAATGGGTATCTTCGCTACTTTGATATTGCGGAAGCTTTGCACAGCGCCGCCAATGGACCCAACAATATTCCCGCTGCTGTCCTGGAAGTCCATGCCGCCATCAGGCCGCTGGATGAGATTTGTACCCATGATATTTTCCTTTCTAAGAAGGGGCCGAAGCCCCATTAAGTTTCAGTTAGGAAATACTACAAAACATCGTAAATCGCGCCACCAGACTTCGGTGCACGATATTCCAAAGTGAATTCGCAAACCAATTCACGTTGCAGCGCATCGCCAGTGGTCGCCAATTTAATGGTTTGGAATGGACGCAGATAAGCCACCGCAACCTTGTCGCTTTCGATCACGAATACATCGCGGGTGCGCTGGAAGCGGTTCGGCATGATATTCAATGTGCCGAAGTCGGAGACATACACCGAAATGCCGGCATACAGTTTTTCGTCTTCCGACTTGTCGAAGCGTGTCGCATTACCGGTGAAGGTAGAGAACGTCTGCTTCTGCGCTGGGCCTGTCATCACGACGTCAGGATCGCCACCGGCGACGTAAATCTTCTGCAGCGTATTCTTCAGTGAAGATTCGGTGAATGCGCGCTGCGTGCCATCTGTCGTACCGGTATTGCCGGTATAGGACGGTGCAACATAGCCAGTGCCGTTGTCAATGTTGTCAACGAGCCAGCCACGCAGGCCGCGCGCTTGGCGAGGCGATGTCGCGGTCACGTCCAACTGAGTCAATGACGATTCCATGTCGCGTTTCAGTTCTAGGGATGCCAACGACAACTGGTAAGCCAGTTCATCCTTGCGTCCGGCTGGGTTCATCGCCTCTTGCGTACCGGAGACGATCACTGTTTTTGTCGAAATCTGAGTGCGATTGTTCAAGCGAACCGTCGGTGTCACGGTCTTTGCCGAAGCATTGTCGCCCTCGGCCTGTGCATTGCTTGTGGATGCAGCCGCGAGGTCTTGAGTTTGCCACTCGTGCAGAGTGTTGCTTGCCTTGGCCTTGGCTGCCAGGTTCAGCAGCGGCGTCGTGGTCGGCGAGATACGATAGATGATATCCGTCAAGTCTTCACGATTGCCGATGGCGGCCGTGGTCAGAAAGGTATTGGTTGGTGCGGTCATTTTGGTTTCTCCAGCGCCTCGCGGCGTTAAACGTAGTCAGAAAATAGAGCGGCTGCGTCTTCAATCCGTCCCGTCTTGCCCAGGCGCTGAAATGCTTGGCTGCGCTTGTCAAGATTGTTCGGCGACTCGCCTACTCCAGGTTTCACGATCTTGGTGGGAACCGTCGCGATTTTCTTCGCTGCGGCACCGGCCTTTTCCATCATCTTGTCATAAAGCATCGCCTTACGCGCCAAAATGACGGTTTTGTGATCGCTGATATTATCCAAAGCCGCCGCAGGAAAACCTTGATCGACAAGGTATTTCACGATGGCCTCTTTTTCCGGCGTCGCTTTCGCTGGGTCTTTCCATTCAGGCAGCTTGGCAAGCAATTCGGCTTGCTGCGTGTGAAGGTAAGCTTCCATCTGCTGCTGTTGCTCGGCCTGGTTCATTTGCTCTATTTTCTGATACTGCTGAATCGTTTGCTGATAGGCGGCTTGTCTCTGGTTAAGGAGGTGCTGCTGTCTCATGTATTCGACAGGATCAGTATTGAGCAATTGCTCCCAGTTGATGCTTTGTTGCTGTTGCAATACCGCTTCTAGCTGCACTGCGTTCTTTTGCAAGTTTTGCTGGTAAGCGTTTCTTTCTGTTCGTGCTTTCTGGAGTTCCGCATCGGCGGCTTTACGCTGCTCGGCGGCCTCCATGGTCTTCTTAGTGTAGTCGGATTGGCGCAAACCGTTCTTGTAGGCATCTGCCAATTGCTCCTTGGTCAAAGTCACAGTCTTGCCATCAACTTCGATGGTGACTGCGCCTTCTTCTTCTGGCTCGGCTTCTGCTTCGGTCTTTTCAGGCTCTACCGCAGTCTTCGCGGTCAATTCCTGTAATGCCTCCTGCTCCAAGTCTTGGGCGCTCTTTTCCTTTATTTCAGGTGCCTCCAGAAAAGCGCCAAAGGCTTGAACTGCACTGTTCACGTTTAACGGTGTATTGCTGGGTTCCTGTGAAGGATTATCCATTTTTCTGCTCCTAGTCAATGAGCGGGACTTTCGCCCGCTCCCAGCGCCTCGCGGCGTTAAGATTCAATATAACAACTTTTTACAACTTTACAAATTTACCGCTATTGGTTTGAAAACCAATCTCTCCCACTTCCACCCTTACCCATCCTCTGCCGGCGCGAATGAATTTCTCTTTCGGTTCAGGATGGAAAGCCATTGCCACAGAATCATGCGGCTCCTCAAATTCCTCTACAGCCCGAACGAGTCCTTCATACGTTCCAAGGCGTTGCGCTTGTGGAGCATGTCCAGCTCCGCTAATTTCCCGGTTTCTAGGCTTCCTTCCAGGCTTCCCTTTAACTTTTTCAACAACCCCAAGCAAGTCCATATTTTCTCCCTTCCTTCTACGTCGCGCGCGGGAGAATCCTTCCACGCCTGGACAAACTGTTCCTCGATGTCGGCAAAAGCTTTTTGAAAAGCCTCGTTATTTAAAACTTCTGCGGCCCTGTTGCCGTCATAAATACGCTGCTCTATCGTCGCCATATCAGCACTGATACCATTTCAGGGAAGCATGATCGTAAATCATCCGAATTGGCACGTTCGCAGTCCACGCGGCGGGCGCGCCGATGAAAGTAGCACCAGTACTTACCCATGTTGCCGTCGCTACGCTGGCGCCAGGTGTGACCGTTATCATCAGGCCGTCAATCGCAGCAGCAGCAGCGGGAAAGGTAGTAGCGATAGAAGCGCCGGACGTAGTCACGTTCACGTAAGATGCGCCGGCAGGAACTGTGTAAGTCGTAGCAGCCGCAATGTTCGTGATGATCTTGGACAGATTCGACAGCGACAAGCCGGCGCCCACCATAAACAGACCAGAAGCCCCGACTATCTTCGTACACCATGCACCAATGGCTTTCGTAAAGCCGTTGGTGTACCAGCGGAAACCGTTGCTTGTTCCAGTGGCATCTGTCGCGTAGACGAAATCGCCGCTGTTGCCACTGCTGGCAGGGGCCGACATGAACATGTAGCCCTCGTTGGCACCCGTCACAGAATAAGCTGCTTGGTTGTAGCCAGAAGAGGTAATGCCGTGATCCAGCCAGCCGGCAACGTCGTTACCATTGTCAGGGTAGGTAATGACATCAGCGCTGGAATTCACCCCATTCAGCTTGTTGATGATGGAAATCTGCGTGTAGTTATTGAGCGAATTGGTCGCTTGCAGTGTCGGGCCAGTAAGCGGGATTGGCGTCCCGGCGATCGTCATCTGCATTTGCTTGATCGTCAGCACGTCTTCAGGCTGAGCTCCAATAGCCTGTGACCCCAGGCTTGCCGCATCGCCCAATTCCCATACTACGCTGCCATTTGTCGCCGCGATATTCACTATGCCAGAAGCTGGGAAGGATATCGTGCGTTGCCCGGAAAACTCGATAGGCTTGAAGCCAGCGAGGCCAGAATTTATAGTAACGCTGCAGCTACCAGCGCCAAGCGTGCGAAGCAAAAGAACCGAACCATTATCATTGATCGTGACATTGCTGTTATTGCCGCCTGTGATTGTGGTTAAGCTCATGGCATCGGCCTCGACTCGCTAGATTCGGCCTGAATAGCGGCCTGGATTAATGGATTGACCAGCGTCGTTTTCGATGAAAGTTCAGCTATCATCAGCGAATTACGCCAATCTCCCTCTTTTGCCCACTTGTCATATTCTATACGCTGCTGGGCAAGTTGTGCGTCTAATTCTGCTTTATGTTGACGCTCCAACATGTCGTTTTTTGCCTGCAATTCCTGCTTATTGGCCTCAAGCTGCAATTCTTGGAGGCGCAATTGCCCTTGCTGTGCGAGCTCCTGGCTACGCATCTGCATTTCCATTTCCTGCCTATCTTTGTCTGCCTGGATTTGCGCCTGTGTCTTCTGAATGTCGGCCTGCACGCGTGCCTGGTCGGATGCTTGATCTGCCTGAATCTTCAATTGAGCAGGATCAGGCTTGGGAGGTTGCGGCGGTTGCTGTGCTGGATCACTGAAGAATTTATCGCCGTTGCGATAACCCAACAGTTTAGCCAGCTCAGCACTGGATTGATAGATATTCTCGGGATTGGCAACGCCCAGGGGGAACACTTTCTCTTGCTGGCCGATCATTGCCAGCAAGTGCGCTACCTTCTGATCCTTATTGCCCATACCGACGCCAACATTGATATTCACGTCGAATTGGTTACGCCACTCGCGCGGGTCGATATCTACCCATTGGCCGGCAAGTCTGATCTGGGATTTCTCGTCTTGATGCTGGCATATCAGTTTCAGCATCATCTTGAATAACTCAGTGAATCCCTCGGCAAAATGGCGAGCGATCAGGTCAACGCGCATGTCGGCCTTGTTGGTCACGATATTGGCCGCCGTCGCCGTGGTATTCAAGCCTGTCGCCGAATTGCCCATGCTCTGGCGGCTCCAGCCCGTCTTGTTCTCTAAGTCCTGCTGCATGTACTCCATCATCTGGAGCGAGTAATTGATATCGCCGCTGCTCTGGTCTAGTCTACCCACGGCGCCAGGCTGCTTCACGCGCACTACGCCGCCAGGGCGAGATGACAGCAAATCATCCAGATTAACCTGGCCATCGACCGCGAAATAGCGTCCGTTGACGTCCAAATACAGATTATCAAGCTGCGAACGCAAGATGCTGGTCTTGATGGTCTGGCTGTCGATCGCCAGATCAGCAACGGAAAGACCAAAGAAAGTGTGCGGGAGCGGAACTGGCGTAATGCTGGCGAAAGGCGTGTAATCAATTTCTTCGTTATCCAGCAATTCATTGCCGGCCACAGTTACCTTGCGCAATTCGCTAATGCCGTCACCGTCGAAGTCGCAACGGATATAGCACTCTGTCACCCAAATTAGGCGCTGGCTTTCATCTGAAGTATTGATTTCATCCGACAAATAGGCGTTTTCGTCATTCCAGGATAGCCGCTGTATGCGCTCGGAATTGACAGCCTGTCCCTGGTCTTCGCCCGAGATATCGTCGACATTCTTGTATCCCATCGACTTAAGCTCGGAGACTGTGCGCTGCACTCGATGCCCGACAAACTTCGCGGTTTGTATGCTCTTGGCGTTGCGAGAAATCAGCAATTCCTCTGGTGGAACGTTTTCGATTGAAAGCTTGCCGCCCTTCTTGGTGCGCTTGCAAGTGATATCGTAGAGCAACACTGGAGGCTGCGCTTGAATCTGCGCTATCTGCTGCTGAAGCTGTTGCATGGCTTGCTGCTTCTGCTGATTACCCTGGGCAATCGCCTGCACCGCGCGCGGGTCACCGGATTGAGCTGCTTGAATAGCTTGCGGAGGGGGATTTTGCGCTGCTGCTTGCTGGAGTTGCTGCTGAAGCTGGCTGATAGCGTCCTGACGCTGCTTGGCGTCATATTCGTCAGAATAGGAGGTTTGTTCTGTGACTTCCACCTCGGGATCGTCCATAATGGTCGCTAATTCAACCTGGTCCAGCCCCTTGTATTCTTCTTTCTTTTCTTCCCAACGTGTATCCCACCAGCATTTGACAATCCCGTTTTTCTGCAGCAATGCATCTTTCATCCACACGTACGCGCGCAGGAAACCTTCGTTCTTCTTGAAGAACAGGTAATTCATGTAATCGGTGATCTGCTGTGCTTTTTGCTCGTCGCCAGGCAATTGTGGCTCAAACTCCACGACGGTATCGCCGCCGCAGAAAATAGCCATCAACTGCGGAAGCATCGATTCTATGGTGTCGCGCACGTCGGTTGAAACTACGCTTGAACGGCCTTCGACTTCGGGAGGGGAGAGAGTACCGACTGGCAATCCGAGGTAGTAATATTCTGCCTTCTGCCGGGCAGCGGAGAGTTTGGAAGACGAATAACCGAGACTTTGCCTCATCTCCATGCCGACCAACGCTTTTAATTCGTCCTGTGACAATCCGGCCATCGTCTATATCTCCAGCGCTTCACAGCGTTTGTGCGTTATTGATTCGCGGATATTTTAGTACATTTATGCTTGAATAGGAAAAAGATTCCTTTTATGCATACCTCATTTTCGGATAATTGAGTGATTTACCCCAAGTTGCAACTCCGTCGCTCGCAAATGTCAGCAGCCACGCATCGGCCAAGTTCGGGCTCTTTACGCCTCTCTCCTTCATTTCTTGCTTACTTTCCACCTTTATATCACCATTCGATAGAATTGCATATTTAGGCGTGGTAAGTTCTCCTATCAGGTCTTCATCGTCAAGTAACTTGCAATCCAGCGCCAAAAGCCATTCGCGGCCTTTGAACCATAGTTCGTCCCGCAGGCGGCTGTAGGAAGCGTCCCCGGCGTTGCTTGCTGCAGCCTCAGCCACATTCACCCCGTAGACTGGCAAGCCAAGCTCCTTGAGCCTATCCACGACGCCAGCGCCAATACCTATGACGTCCACATTGATCGATGCCGGCCGCAAGCTCATTTGCGTAGAATCCCACTCAGACTTGATGAGGCCCACCGTCTGCATAGTGTCCTTGCCGTACCATTCCCGGCATTTCTCAAGCTGCCAATTACCTTGGCGCTTGGCAAGTGCCGTTGAGTCATCCCCGAAGCGCGCCACATCAAGCCCCCAAATGATAGGCGCCTGATCTTTCAATGCCACCTCCCGCACCATTGCTGATTCGCAGGATTCCAGGGAGATAACGCCATCGGCTGCTGCTGCGAAGTCGCCGCGCACGCGTACCTTGTAGATTGAAGACTGCTTCCCATATTTCTTCGCCATGCTCTCGATGTAAGCTTTTGACACGCGCGCGCAGTTCTCACCGTTGACATGTAAAGCTGCCCAATCGGAGCGCATCTTATGGTGCGAGTCGAAGAAATAGCCAGACTGCCTGGTCGGGTTTGCGGCCATGACAACGTAGGCGCCCTCGGTCGACAAAGCACCTTCAGCGACTTCAAAGACGTTATCGGCGACGCCGCTCGCCTCGTCGATAAGAAACAGAATATTGTCAGCATGGAATCCCTGGAGCGCTTCCGGCTTCTCCGGGCGCGATGTCCTCGCGACAGCAAACGACTCGCTTGGATGGCTTTTCATCTTGAAGGAGCCTGATGACCATTCAAATTCTGCGGCCAAGGCCGGGAACTTCTCGCCCATGATCCTATGCCATTTAGCAAGCTCAGCCCACAGTACGTCATCCAGTTGATGACCAGTTGGAGCCGTACAAGGAATTTTGCATGGGAAATAGCAGGCGGCGAACCAGAGCACACACCAAGCCATGAAGGTGGACTTGCCCACACCATGGCCGGAACGCACAGACAGCTTGCGTTTGTCAACAAGGAGCTTGCTAGCTTCCCATTGCCATTTATCGGGTTCAGCGCCCAATACCTCGGAAGCGAAGAGTGCCGGCCCTCCCTTGCGCCAGCGCTTAATCGCGACTTGTATTTGGCTTGCCATTGAGCGAGGCGAGTTCTTCTGCGAGTGTCATTGTGGTTAAACGGCCCTCAAGCTGAACTTGTGATAGGTCTGGAACGCTTTTACGCAATAAAATTTCTATTGCCTTTAGTCTCGACGAAGAAAGTTCTTTTTCGTCCTTCATAAGTGCATGATTTTGCAGCACGTTTATGAGCTGACTGGCTTGGATTTTTGACCTCACCTCGTCCTGATGTCGCTTATGTAGACGTTCTGCCATGATTTATCAGGATTCCTCGCGGAGTGTCCTTCCTAAGTTATTCATGTGCGGATAATAACAGAAAATTTGGTCAGGGCTGATGGATTTGAACCACCGATTTCCCGCTTCCAAGGCGGCTGACTTTACCGGACTAGCCTAAACCCTGAGTAAATAGTTGCCGGTCTTTAACCTGCTCAGAGATTACCAGTCTCTTACCTTGAGATGCAAACCTCAAGGATTCTGCACAGCGCCCTCAGAAATCTTCGCATCAGCACCTTCCGGAGCAGCGCTATCAATATCCTTTTCTTCTGCGACTTCCGGTTCTGGTGCAACATCTTCGACCACTTCAAAGGCCACGATATCAGCCCTGTCGTTGAAGTGCTCGATAGATGTTTTAAGGCAATATTGTTTGCCGTCGATGTTGAAATCAAATTTCAGATGGGAAATCATTTTTTACCTTTCAGTATCTTGTTTGCCTTGGCGTCGATCTTCTTGGCAGTAGATGGGGCGAGTTTGCCGGCATTCACCATTTGCTTTGCACGCGCCTTTGCATTGGCGGCGTGGCTGGCGTCAGGCATAGGATAACCGCCAGTAGATGGAACGCCGAAATCACTCTTCGGCAAGTTTTTGCGTTGCTTGGTAGTCAGAAGTCCCATGATTACTCCTTCGGTTTTCGTTCAGGATTGATAATAACATCTCCGTCTTCGATTGCGCGCCGGATGGCAATATTGATTAAATTTCTGAACGCATGCTGATAAAAATGGACAGCATTCCCAAGGCATTCAAAAATTTCCATGTCGCTCATCATTGTTTGCGGATATTCAATCTCAGGCTTGATGCGGAAAATACCACCTCTGTACCACGGAGGGTCTATAACGTCCGCCCATACATCGACTTCCTTATCCGCATATTGAATTGTTGCTCCGTCCGCCCAAGCCTTTATTTCTTTGGCCCATTTGTGCAGCTTTTTCTTTGATGCAATATTATCAATTTGCCTTTTAGCTTGAAGTGATTTTCCATCTAATACTTTAGCGTAGGCGCTTGCATCAAATGTATATTGCTGCGAAATTCCATTTCCACCATTAAGCGCGCGGCCTTGTGCATTCCAAAACTGGGAGCGGCAATCACGCTCACCCAATAATTCACGGGCGAACATACTCGCAAATTCAGGATCATTATGTATCCTGTCATTTACAGTTTGCCGGAAATCTCTGGAGCAACTAGAATCAGGGGTATGTAATTTCTCTCTCCTATCGAATAGCATTATGCTTCCTCCAATATACGTTGAACAGGCTCAGGAACCGGCAACTTCGTAATCTTCACCACCACGCGCGCGCCTCCAGCGTCCGGTTCCATCCGATGCGCCGTGAGCGCCCACACGAATTTATCGTCATTGAACAGAATATCCTTCACGGTTCCCAACCAGGCACCAAAGAACAAACTGATTTTTTCAGGGCTGTATAACTTGAAGAATCAATTACCACGAGCTTCACAGACGGATGATATTTCGCCATTCTCTTTATTTTTGTAATGCTTCGTTCATCCATCCATCCCTTTACTTCATGGTAAGCCTCAGAGCCATTTTTTTCTTTTACCCAAAAATCGGGGAGATAACTTGCCGTCCCACGTTTTATTCCTTCGAACCAAAATGTTAAAGGTTCATGCTTCCAATCAATGATTTCCCCTTTTTCCTTCAACCATTGAAGATAATATGCGTAGTTGGCCTCCCACTTTGAACGATAATATTTTTTAACTCCTCCAATTTCTCTCCAAGATGCCTTCCATGAAGCATTTTTTCTTTCAGTGAATTGAGTGCCATTTTTTACGCGTGTTTTCATGGCTTTCATATTTCTTTCGAATAATTGTTCCTCGGTAATATTTTTCCATGTTTTTGATGAATTTAAAGAAATTTTTTCCTTTGTTACTCCAGAATGCTTCATGCCTAATGCGCCACGCGGATGTCCATTTTCTTTTATGTGATTTTTCATTCTTTCAGAATATTCTTTCTTTTCATTGTCTGAAAATTCTCTCGGTTTCATGCTCCCAGACTTATATGCATTTTTCATAAATTCAGATTGTTCAGGTCGCAAACGTCCTGTTAAAAGCTCAGAATGTTTTTTATTTTTCTCAAACCAAGCTGCGCTTATTCCTCTCGCCCTCAATTTCAATTTACTTGCTTTATATCTAATTTGAGATTCTGACCTTCCCAGTTTTTCTATGCACCATTGCTTACCCATCTTCGGATAATTTTCAATAAGAAACGCTATTTCTTCCTCATTCCATTTCGCTATTCTCATTTCTTCCCCCAGTCCAACGCCGGCGCCTGAAATTTCTTTAGGGCTTGCAGTTTACTGCGATCTTTGCGCGCCAGTGCCAGCAGGTAGACCGCACGTTCTTCCGTCATCTTAGGCGTATGCAGCAATTCGCCGCGCGCCAAGTTTCCCGGATCAGCTTTCATAGCATTTCCCTCATCGGCATTTGCTCCTGCTGCGCGGATTTCATGCTTGACGCCCAAAGTTAGCCATTACGCCGATTGCTTCTTTCCGATGCCTTGTGTGCTCGCGCTCTACCTCGGCAGTCTCCATGGCGATGCGCGCTAGCTTGTCGGTCTGCGATTCCATGGAATTCAACAGATTGCGAATTTTAGCGATTTGCTCCTTGGGATTTAACGTCGGCTTGTTCCATTCCAGTGCAAGACGTTTCTCGGTTTCCAGCATGGGAAGATGGGATGCGCCCTCATTTTCAGTCAGAAACCCGGAAGTTACACCCTGTCGAATTGCAACTTCCCTGCCTTCAGGATCGCAGCCAAGGGATACAAGCCACTTGCATCCTTGTCCCTGGCTGCGCGCATCCCTTACCAGGCGCTCATAGGCTTGCCGGAATGCCATTCGTGCGCCTATTTCGTCGCCTCTATCCAAGACTGGCGATGCAATGTGAAACGCTTTGGCGCATTCTTCTGTCCAAACGACGGTATTCGCTTCGTCAGCACCAAGCAAGCACAAGGCCCAGGCTTCGTCGGCTGTCGGGCGCTTGTCGCCTCCTTGGACAAGTTCGCACTTCGCCAGCAGGTCATTGATGCGGGGTTTTCCATATTTCCCGGTTTGCGGATCATGAATCAGCAGCGTTACGGCGCGCGCGACGATCATTGCTCCGTAAGGTTCCAGCGCAGTCATCCAGATTTCTGTACGAGCGTCATCCATACTGATTTCGTATTCCGCTGCCACGATGGAAATAGATTTTGCAATTTCAGCTTTCATTGTGTTTCTCCAAGTAACGTTGAAGACTTCCTATGCTGGTCGCGAGATTTGCTCCCATACCATTGACGATTCCACCATTTTTCGGCGAACCGCTTGTCGGTGAGCGACTTTCAGAATTCCTGATCCAGTTTCGCCAAGTAGCGTACCAATCGACCTTGCGACCTTTTGCTCCAGGCTGGGCAATCCAGTAATCCCGGAACTTCTCGGCTTGCAAGCGTACATGGTCGGCAGACAAATAGCCCTGTTCAAGCGCCCATTCCCCCCAAATTTTCGGAAGCATCCACTCAGGCGACAACCTAGAACCTTTTGATAAACCACCTTTCTTTGAAGATTCAGGGTTTATGGTTACTGGTTCATTGGTTACTGGTTCTTGGTTATTGGTTATTGGTTTATGGTTAGCATTGCCATCGCATTGCGGATTTAATGCGTTCGCATGATTAACTGATGCGTTCGCATGATTTTTGCCCTTTAACCGCTCCCATCTTGCCTTTGCAGACTCGCTTGCCGACTTAGATTTTGCGTGGAATCCTTCAATTTCTATGTCACATCGCTTGTGTACATACCCGTCTTCAGTGCATAAAAAGAAGTCTTTAAGCACATTTTTGACGGACTGTATCTCATCCGCACTGCGAGCGCATAGCGAGCGCATAAGCTTCGCATCGTCTGCGCATATGGGCTTTTCATCGAGATAGTATTGATCCAGCATTTGACGATAAATTCCATGCTCCAGCAGGGAAAGGTGCGAAGTATCGCGTCTGTAATCGCCAATGTGGTGAGAGTAGTAGAACATCCTTTTTTTCTTTCCGCGTCATCGAGAGAGGGGTTAGCACCCCTGCGAAAGATCAGGGACGGCGTCCTTGCGGATTAGCCACCCTCTCGGTGACGCTCTTTTCGGTTGCGTTATCTGGACACGTGCTAAGTAGGCCAGGGCATATGGAACTGCCAATCTTTGCAATTGGCAATAGCTATGATAGATGTGGAGTTGTCGATTTTCCAGTTATTTATTTTTCAGTTTTTATACAATAACCTATTGACAGTTTATGAAATACTTGTGCCAATTGGAAAATGCACAACTAGAATGGCAAAAAAATTAGCGCCTGCGCTCCTCGCCGTCCCACTCTGGATTGATCGTAACGAACGATTCCCGCAGTTTTACCCATTCGGTATGGATCAACACCAAGGCTTGCGCGAAAGGGCCGCAGCAGCCGTTTTCGCGAAGATTAGCGACCATTTTTTCAGCGGCTTGTAAGTCGATTTTCATGATTTCTCCAAATGGATTTTAAGGCTCTCCATCAAAATTCCAATCGCATTAATTTTCAAACGCGCCAATACGCATTCTGGAGCAATCGCACAAGCCATTTGGATAAGCAGGCGAATTGTGAGATGCGCAATCGCTATCGTGTGCTGGATCATGCATTTGCTCAAGCGCCAAAAGAACAGTTTCGATATCCTCCCAAGACACGGAATTTTCCGCAATATGAGAAACTATTTGTTTAAGATATGCAGTGCTTATCGTCCAGCCACTCTCTTTATTTGGCTGAAGCGGGAAATGAAGTGAGTACATATTTTTACCATTCTGAGTAAGGAAGAATTCCAAAACAAATCGCAGAACAAGCATAGTCAACGCTTTTCGGAATAGGATGCCGACCGTTGATCCAGCTTGAATAACTCATGCGACTAACTCCCAGAATCTCAGCCGCAAACTTAGCGGTGAAATTCATCGATTTTTGCCATGCTAGAAGTTCATGCGACTGCATGTTATTTGGTGGATGGCCAGTTAGCCCAAGCTGCAAGAGGATTGATTGGGCGTGCGTCAACGGAGTCAAGCAATTCTTGTCTGATAGCAGCTGCTTCGCGTACTGCGCTTACAAGAGCCTCTCCTTTGAGTTCGGATCGGCAAGCCTTATTGATTGCGTGTGCAAAGCCCATTTCTGCTGTTGCACGGACTTCTTTTTGGTGTTTGGTTAGCATGATTCCTCCTTAAACGTAAATTTCTGAAAAACGAAGATTGTATTTTTCTGCGATTTCTTGCTGAACTTTTCTCTCAGCGTCATTTGCTTCTTTGCAGGTGCGAAGAAATGCAACACCAACTAATCCAGCTTTGCGAGCTACATCTTTTGCCAATACGGCCTCTGCAACTTCAGGACGGCAACGCAGTTCATCCTTAGCGGCGCGTATCATAGAGGCGTGTCGGTCTGTAATATCGACCTTGATCTGTTTAGATGTTTTTCCAGTATGCTTTGTGGCGCATACACTGCCATAATGCATAATTTCTCCATTGACTGAAACGGCAACAGTGAATTTCAAATTCGATTTTCCGCAGCAATCGCAAGTATTAACCGCGTCATCTGTACCCAAAATTTCTATGCTGTTCATTTCTATCCCCTTGAGTTGTTTGTCTAACCGATGACTCAAGTATAGTAAAGATAGTTTACATGTGCAAGGAGTTTTTGAATTATTTGCAGCCTTTGCAAACCCAATACCAGGAATCATGCTCTCTGTGATGCTCAAACCACATTCCATCTTTGTATTCTTTCATACGCCGACATCGCGCACATTCGTTTGATATCAATTTTCCTGAGCTATTTTTTAGCGTCTTGAAATATTTTCTCTTTGCCATTGGCGGCGCGTAGGTCATTTGCTCAATATCCTCCATGCTGTTGCAGCCACTCTTGGAACCTGCCCCTGCTATTGTCCATTTTGTTTTTCAGGGAAAATTACACCAAGCTCCGAGGATGCCCAAGCCTCAACCTCAATCGTATATTTAGCCATTTTCTTCGCGGAAATATGGCCTCGTGCGATTGAGTGGCGCCGTATAACTATCTCTCCATCAGGCATGACGATCTCTTTTTTTGGTAGGAAACACCCGCAACAGAATTCGTGCCAAGTGTCCTTGTCGAACTGCTTTCCGTCGATCCAGGCTTGCTCACAAATTGACTTCAACGTGATGCCCCAATAATAGCGAACCTGGTAATTGAACGCGTCGTCCTCGTCCTGCTGAACCAAAACACGAAGAGGATTGCCAGATTCAACGCAGGCGCCGGCATGCTGACGGAGGAACGCAGTAAGCCTGTTCGCATCGTCAACCGTGTTAATGACGAACTGAGCCGAGATTGAGTCGTCGCTCACTGTTCACCTTTTTGTTTGGCGATGGCGGAGTCAATTGCTTCGCGTGTAGTGAGGAACCATTTGTCCTCATGCCCAGAAAGAATAATGTATTCTTCATCCTCGTCTTGCGTCCATAGTTGAACGCCATGTTCAGAATGCTGTAGGAAGCTTAGATTTTTAAGTACAAAATCAAGTCTCTCAGCATCCCTGCGCACCTCTTCGTCTTGCTGGCGGACTTTGGATTCAATGGCTTTAGCGAATGTCCGGATGGTTGGGAAGTCGCCTTCTCGAACGTGCTGATTCAATTGCTTAAAATAGATAGCGTCTATTTCCTCATCACTCAGCAGTGATTGAGGTTGTG